CTATTTGTAAATGAATCTGGAGATATGATAGTCATATCAAAACCAACAGTATCAGTGCCTAATAAAGATAAACCTTATCCTACAATAAACTTTACAGTTGAACAAAAGCCAAAAACTATACCAGTTCATCATGTAGTAGCTGGAACATTTTTTGGAAGTCGTGATAATTGGCTTAGAAATGATAGTCCACCACCAAAAAAATTGGTGGAAAGTCTAGGTAAAAAAGAAGCTATAAAAAAATGGAATGATACTGATGGTGATGTTAAAGCAGCTTTAGCTGATAGTGCAGTTCAGGTAGACCATGAAGATGGCGATAAATTAAATTTTCACAAAGATAATCTTTCATATATGTTTTCTTCTGAAAATAATCAAAAAGGTGGCTCTAAGGTTAATGGGTAAAGGTAGTAAAAGAAGACCAGAAAAAGATGGCCAATATCAGAATAATTGGGAAAAAGTCTTTGGTAAATCTGAGCCTGAAATTAAAGAACACAAAAAAACACCTAAACATGGTCAAACTCAGATACACAAAGATAAAACAAAAACAATTCCAAGAAAGGACAAATATCCTAGGCCTAACTATGAGGGACCTTGGGGAAAAGATATGGGATTAACATGAATTTGAAAAGATATATTATGAATAATAGGAGTCTTCGAGACTCGGGTATGGGGCAGGGTAATAACCTTAAACAAAATCCACAATTACTAAACGATTTGTTGTTTAGACATTTACCCACCCCACCAAATTATTTTAATTATTTAGCAGAAACATGGTTGACAAAAACAGATTTTGTGTGATCATGGATAGTGCGGGTGTAGTATATTGATATTACGGTATTCTTCCAGAATACAAAAGGTAGTTTGATTCTATCCACCCGCTCCAGTTTTTTATGAGTAGAGTGAATTTCAGAGAAGCAATAGGACCAGGAAAATGTACCAAATGTGGTATTCATATCCACGGAGACGAAAGAATGTGGGTAGCTACGAATCTATCTGGTCGACCATCATTAACAAAAGAACAATCTCAAAATTATGAACCAGAATTTTGCCAAAAGTGTTATGAAAACTTCAATAAATAAAAGGGGCTGTAGCTCAGTTGGGAGAGCGACTGGTTTGCAATCAGTAGGTCGTAGGTTCGATTCCTATCAGCTCCACCAGCATTTACAATACATGAGAAGAGTTCGCAATGGACTCAATGCAAGGTACAAATTTCCTAACGGATATGAAGCTAGTGTAGTTTGTCACGAAGGTTCTTATGGTGGTAATGAAGATTTATTCGAAATAGCAATAATGATTGGTGATAATATAATTTATGATACACCTATTACGCAAGATGTCTTAGGACATTTAACATGGGATGAAGTTGAAGAAAATTTATGGAGGATTAAAGACTTATGAATATAGTAAAAAGATTAATTGTTTTCGTAGTAGATAGTTGGAATGTGGTTATGGATAATAGATATAATCCATTAAGACACATACATGACCCAAGTTTACAAGTTTATTTTACATTAGCATTGTTTACTATGTGGTCAGGATACTTTGGGGCTCTGGCAGCATATTACATGGAATGGTTAGGTTATAGTGTAGTGACTTCTATTGTAATTCACTTAGCTGTTTTTATACCTTTAATGGTAACAAGATTTATTTTTAAAGAAGCAGAACAAAACGGCCATGTATGGGTTCAAGAATGGAGAACTGCAAAAATTAGTAAACATATGAATGGTTTACCAAAAAGAAGAGAAGACCGACCTGGTTCTTCAATAAGTCCTTCTATGGGTGTTGGTAAATTTGATAAACAAAAAATTCCTTATAGGGATGGAGATAATACATAATGGAAATCTTTGATATCATTTGGACATTACTTCAAATAGGAATTGTTATAGGATTAGTAATAGTAGCAATATTTGCATTTATACGAGTTGGTTGGGAACTAGGTAAATATCTAGTACCAATATTACTACTTCTTTATATAATATTTAATTGGGTTTAGTAAGAAAAAACATATGGATGATATATTATGAATATTTTTTATTTGAATGAATCTCCTGAGACTTGTGCTCAGATGCACTGTGATAAGCATGTGGTCAAGATGATTATAGAGTATGCCCAACTCTTGTCCACTGCACACCGTGTTATAGATGGTAATCCTTATTATGATAAAACAAAAAATGGAAGAAAAATTCTTAGATATAAAATGGAAAATCCAAATTTAGAAAAAACACTTTATAAAGCTGCAATGATAAATCACCCATCTGCAGTTTGGGCTAGGCAAAATCCTGAAAATTATATTTTTCTCTATGATTTATTTGATGAACTATGTGCAGAATATACATGGAGATATGGTAAAGTACATTCAACAGAAAATTTATTATCTGATTTATTATCAAGAGTACCAGAAAATATTCCAGAAGGAAAGTTTTTCGAACCACCACAATGTATGCCAGAAGATGTAAAAGATAATACCTCTATTCAGGCATACCATAACTATTACAACAAATATAAATCATACTTTGCTAAATGGACAAATAGAAGAACTCCAGAATGGTATGGATATCAAACAGACGCGGGATTCGCCTCTTGACAAAAATGAAGTTAGGGGTTAGGATGGACAAGATGTATAAATTTAATGAAGACAAGTCTGTAAAAGAATTAAAGAAATATATTGATAAAACTTATTCTCAGCATTATTCTAAGAGTAAGTTTCAAGCAACAGAATTTATTATTGACGGTGGACATGGAGAAGGTTTCTGTATTGGAAACATTCTCAAATATGCACAGCGTTATGGTAAAAAAGAAGGGCATAATAAAGCTGACTTAATGAAAGTTTTACATTATGCCATAATCGCTCTTTATGTTCATGATAAAGAGCACAACTAGAAAAGGTGAATAAATGAATATTAGTAATGAAACTCTAGATATACTTAGAAATTTTTCAAGTATAAACTCTGGTATTACCGTTAAGTCTGGTAATGAATTGGTAACTGTCTCGGCAATGAAAAATATTTTTGCTAAAGCAGTCGTTGATGAAAACTTCGAAAAAGACCATTCAATCTATGACTTATCAGAATATCTAGGTGCTGTATCCTTGTTTGATAAACCAAACTTTGATTTCAACGCCGAGAAGGTAACAGTATCAGAGGGTGATAATAGTGTAATCTATTATTACGCAGACCCACAAATGGTAATCTCTCCTACAAAAGAGATAACAATGCCTGAACCTGAAATAACTTTTGATTTAGATAAAGATGTTCTTGACTCTTTATTAAAAGCTTCTTCTGTTTTATCTTTACCTGATATGGTATTATCAAGTGATGGTCAAGCAGTTGTATTGACAGTTAAAGACAAAAAGAACTCAACTTCAAATGTCTTTAGTAAAACAGTAGCTCAAGGTAATGGGTCAACTTTTGAAATGTTTTTGAGAATGGAAAACATGAAAATGATTCCTGGTGATTATACAGCTTATGTATCATCAAAAGGTATCGGTCATTTTACAAACAGAAACACTGCAGTTGAATACTTCATAGCTTTAGAGCCAGATTCAACTTATGAAGCTGTTTGATGTCAAAGAGATTAATAAAGATATAGCGATAAGTTTCATTGAGGAGCATCACTACACACCGATGCTCCCAAAACTTACTAAACATTGGTTAGGTGGTTTTGTAGAAAATGAACTAGTCGCTGTTCTTACTCTTGGTTGGGGTACTCAACCCAAACAAACAATTAAGAAATTATTCCCACATTTAGATACAAAAGATTATTATGAGATTGGTAAGATGTGCTTAACAGACGAAATGCCTAGAAATAGTGAGACACAATTTTTATCACAGGTGAAAGCATGGATAAAAGAAAATACAGAAATTGATTTACTCTATACTATGGCTGATGGTATCATGGGTAAAGCTGGGTATGTATATCAGGCTTTCAACTTTTTTTATGGTGGAAAATTTAGAACAGCAGTTTATAGAGACATGATAACAGGAGAAAAAATACACCCGCGAACAGCAAGAAAGTTATGTGAAGAAAACGCAATCTTTCTACAAAAAGAAAAAGTTCATTGGCTAACTCCTGATTATATGAAAACTAAAAACTTAGAGAGAATAGATGGATTGATGTTTAGGTATATGTTACCAATGAGTAAGAAAGCTAAAAAACATTTTAAAAAGTCCACAGTTGATTGGACTTTAAACTATCCAAAACACAAAGATATTGAGTTTTGGAAACAAATAGAACTAGGTAAATACGAAAGGATGAAAGATTGGCCTGTATTTACTTTTGACAATATGAAATATAATAAAAAAATGTCAGGTGGTAAACTTGACGAATTTATGACTTGAGGATAAGATCTAATTATGAGTGAAGAATTTTTATGGGTGGAGAAATATAGACCTAAAACTATTTCAGAATGTATCTTACCTGATACTATTAAAAATACCTTTATCGATTTTGTAAAGAATAAAGAAATACCTAATTTATTATTATGTGGCACTGCTGGTGTCGGTAAAACTACAGTAGCTAGAGCTTTATGTAATGACTTTAGAGCTGACTATATTTTAATTAATGGTTCAGAAGAAAGAAATATTGATACACTAAGAGTTAAGATAAAGAACTTTGCTTCTACTGTATCATTATCTGGTGGTCCAAAAATAGTAATACTTGATGAAGCTGATTATCTAAATGCACAATCAACTCAACCAGCATTGAGAGGTTTCATAGAAGAGTTTTCTAAAAACTGTAGATTCATATTTACTTGTAATTACAAAAATAGAATTATACCACCTCTACATTCAAGATGTAGTGTCATAGACTTTACTATTCAGAATGACCAGAAGCCTATGATAGCTAATATGATATTTCAAAGAATACTTTTGATTCTTAATCAAGAAGGTATTAAGTCAAATGACAAAGTTGTAGCACAGTTAATCAATAAGTTCTTTCCTGATTTTAGAAGAGTTCTAAACGAACTACAAAAATATGCAGCGAGTGGTAATATTGAC